ATTTCTCCGGCTCTGCCTCCTAGGTAGTCAACGTTGCCTGAGTCTCCTTTCATTCCTTCAAGTTTCTCTGCCATAAGAACTTGTTGGTCAAGTCTCGTCTGCTCCTCTCGAACTTCTTGAGGAGTGAGGTCTTGTCCTTCTTCGCCCTTCATGTCAATGACACCACCAACCGGCTGAGGTAAGTCGTCAAGATTGACTCCACCTTGTCCGGACATTTGACCTTCGCCTTCGTCCTCGTCCTGACTCTCGTCCTGACCCTGACCCTGACCCTGACCTTCGTCTTGACCTTCGTCTTGACCTTCGCCCTGACCTTCGTCCTCGCCTGACTCAGACTCGCCTGACTCAGACTCGCCTTGCTCGTCTGACTCTTGACCTAGTCCTTGCTCAACCTGAGACTTTGCTTTCTCCAACTCCTCGTCATTCGCATACAAGAAGTCATAGATTGCATTAGCCGACCATGATTGATACTTCCTATCAAGCAGACCACCTTCCGGTAAATCTAAATGCAAGTCATAAACAATATATGAATTGATTGCATAGTCAGTAGCAATGTTCCAAAGCTTAGGGTGTCTCTCAAGACCACCTTCACACCTTCGTATATGGTGTCCCCAAACAACGTGAAGAGCCTCGTGAATTAAGACTCCTTTTATTTGGTCGAACTTCATAGACAAAGTGAAATCCGGAGAGTAAATAATACTCTTGCCGTCCGTAGCCATTGTCCCAATGGACTCGTCCTCAATGAGGTCAAGTCCTAAGAGAATAGAAGTCATACCGGTAGCCGAGTCCATTAGCTGAGACTTAGCTTTTGTTATGACTTGCTCTGCCGTCTGACCCATGTACTCCGGACGTCTTTGTGCAACGTTGTAATCACTCATTGTCGCCTCCCATTAGTCCACCGAAGATAGAGTCGTTAAGACTTTTCTTAGCAGAGGTTATCTCTTCTTTCATAGACTCTCGGTTTTCAACTGCAAGGTCGTCCTTGCCTTTGAGAGACTCTATGCCGTTCGAGACCTTGGTCAAGGTCGCAGTCACTTGAGATATCACACCGGACAATTTCTTACTTTTAAGAAGCTTGTCGTTGATACTTTGAACGTCCTCAACTTTAGACTTGAGGTTATCAAAGACTGCACGTTTAAAGAACGACCCTTTGTTGCCTTCCTTGTCCATTGCAATTAAGACATTGTCGAGAGCCACAGTCAGACTGTCCATTTGCTCTTTGGCAATCATGTTGTGAGTCTCTTTGAAATTACTCGCAACTTGACTCTCAATCATTGAACGTTGCTCGGCAGACAATTGAACTCTAGCGTCATTAGAAAATGTCACAGACTCAAAGGCTCCAAACTGTATTTCAAATTTGCACTTCGCTCTGAAAGTTTCTACATCATCATAGTTATTGATGTTGAAAGCTTCTCCCAATTTCTTCTTGGCATTTTCAATATGCCAATCGTAATTGGAACAAAACGAGTCAACTGCTTTTTCAAACATTGCCTTGTGTTGCTTGTAGAGTTTCTCTAACTGAGTCACTTTGTCGTTAGGGATAATCCTCCATTGGGAAGAGTTAGTATCTCCGTCCGACCAAGGATACGACAACGGCTTGAACACAGTCGTCTCAAACGCTACGAAGTATTTCCTAAAATAGGAATTGATTTTCTCCGGAAACAAATAGTCCGAAGCCGTGTGCATTGAAGGGTCAGACTTGAACATCTTTGCTAACTCCTTCTTGCTTTTAGGATTGACCTTTTGGTCAGAGGGTAAACCTCTGCGAAAGACCACCTTAACAAACGAGTCTGAAAAAACAGACTCTAAAGTTTTATCTTTTTTCATATATACCTCCATGAAAAAAAAGTTAATAAACTGATTTCATACTCTCGTAATCGTCAGACCGAGTCACACTCGATTATCAGTTTATGGGAGCGAGAGAAACTATCTTACTAGTAAAATATTTCTCTCACTTCCAAAAAAACCAAGACCTACAGAATTAGGTTTTGGTTATCAACACGGAATTGTCCGAACGCCTTGCTCTTCTCCAACTCCGGTCTTGCTCCAACACAAGAACGTACGAAGTAGATACCGAACTCAGCCGTTGGGAACTTCTCAACATACTTGAGAGAATTTTCCCAATAGGAAACTAAGTCCTTGTCCTTGCACTCAGACAAGACCTTAACGAGTCCACAGCAAGTCGCATATTGCAGACCAACTCCTTCCGGAACTTCCACGTCCTCGCCACTCACAATGTCGTCAAGAGACGGAACATTTTGCATGAGGTTAACGAACGTTAAGAACTCAGCCGTACTCTCTGAGCCAACACAACCACTCATAAGCTTACCGAACATTGAGTTAGTCAAATCGTTCTCATACCTTCGGACTATCGGACTAGCCATTGACCAAGTCCTTGAGGAACTCTGACTCTCTTTCAACTTAGGGTCGAACATATTCAAGAACTGAGGCTGATAGTTTATGAACGAAGTTATCAGAGGGTGTACATCATTCTTCGTTGCCCAAGCTAACCAAGAATTAGTATCGCCTTCCACGTGCATTTCTATCACTCTGTCTAACAAGTGAGCGAGGATAGAATTTGCTCCGGCTCTATCGGTCTGTCTATTACCGGCTAAAACAATTTTAAATCCGTCAGAGATTTTTGTTTCGCCAATAATCCTTTCACGCACACCACGTCCGGCAATCTTTTGCATTTCCGGAGTAGCTTGTGCGAACTCGTCAAGAAACAAAACTCCACTTCCGGAGACCGGCAAGTTTTGTAATTGAGCGAGACGTTGTACCGGCTGTCCGTCAGCCATATCAACCACCGGAACACCTCTCGTGTCCTCCGGCTCCAAGTCTGCAATCCTCAAGTCAATGAGAGAGAACTCGTCCTCACTCGGATTTATTTTTCCGTAGACAAGCTTTCGACCATTAGCGAGAGTCTTAGCATATTGTTCGACAAGAGAGGACTTACCGATACCTACTCCACCGAGTAAGCAAGGAACTAAGTCCGTTCCGTCTGCACTTTTCATTGGAGTAATTTCCAACATACCTTCGATAGCTTCCGAAGGAGTATAAGTTTTATCTTTGGCACTCATTAGTACACCTCCTTAGATACGAGAATTTCATTGTCGAATTTCTCAAGTTTAAATTTCGCAATAGGTTTCTTTCTATTACGTCTGTTCAGTTTAGAGACATGAACGTCTGTCATTTGTATTTTCATATTTCCTCCTAAGAAATATTTATAGGTTAACTGTTTCTGCTTTCGCTTCCTCAGACTAGGCACACACCTAGTGACAGTAAGAAATTTGAAAGGGATAACAAAACGCTATCCCTCTCAAATAATTTGGTTAGGAATTTCTGTCGCAAAAAAAATTATTTAGGGTCTGTTTATTTAACATCAAGACTCGGTCTCGTTGGAGCAATTGCTGTCACTTTGCTTTCGAGACCTACCGGTTTCGTATCTGTTTCAATACTCCATATACCGGTTAGGTAAGGGTGTTTAAGGTACGGCTCGAGATTGTTCCATTAATCCGTCATCACGACCTGACCTAGTTTTTGGGTAATAAAGAATACTAGGACGACCTTCACGGAGTCTGTACGAATAGACTACCGATAAAAATTAAAACTACTTTTCTATAGACACCTCCTCAAAAATTATGACGTGTTCGAGCCTCAAGTCCTTGCTTGATTTTTGGGTACTGAAAAACGTCATGTCCATAAGAGAATTATACTAAATTCCACCTCAAGAAACACCTTTAATTCGCTATCACTATGAGGTCATTACGTAGGAAAAGGTTTACCGGTAAAATATTTCTTATGACTGATGAGAAAAAACCCAACCTAAAAATAGTCGGCACGAAACCGAAACCAGAAACAGAACTTACTCCGAAACAAAGAGCCTTTATTGAAGAGATAGTAAAAGGAAAAACAACTTACAAAGAAGCATACGCAAAAGTCTATGACGTGAAGTTAAACAAGAACGGCTCCATTCCTAAATGGGTAAATGTAGAAGCTTCCAAGATGTTGGCTAACCCTAAGATTTCCCTAAGCATACAACGTGCTATCAGTAAGCGAGAGGAGGGTGTAGTAGCTTCCTCTATCCGTACGAGGAGTTATGTTTTAGAACGGCTCCTTGCAGAGAGTCGAGGAGACAACGAGGACTCTACTCCGGCAAGTAGGGTTAGGTCTTTGGAACTACTAGGTAAAACCTCCGGTATGTTCACAGATACAGTCGAGGTAAAAGAACAGAGAGACTCCTCAACAATCGAGGCAGAGATACTCAGACTTCTAGAGAATGAAGTCGTAGACGACCACCACTAATAAGAGATTTCATTTCGCTATCATCATCTGAAATCTCAGATCATCTGGAATTATGCTTTACCCAGTAATTGGGAAAGATAGGTACCACTTGAGCAAAATCAAAGTGAAAAATCTAGGCGACCCCCACCCCCGTTGAGTAATTGGCAACTTGCTTGTCACTCTATACATAGTGATTTACTCATTCGATACCCAACTTTGGTATACCCCCCCCTATTATATAGCAAAGTGATAGCTCTTTTTGTTTGATATATATAATCGAATGTGGATTAAGGGTAGGAGTCCCATACCCCCCATAGTATATTTTTTTTAAATAAGTTATTGCGTTGAATGTGAAGAGGGTATATTATGTTAAAGTCTAGCAGTAGATATACCTCCTATATAGTATATACCAAGTGGTATATATACCCATTAAGTTTTTTTAATAAGTAGATACTTACTTAGTAGATACTATGGATTGTTTATGAATATATTAAATCAAGTAAAGAATTTAGACTCTGATAGTAAGTTAGAGCTTCTTGATTTGCTTGAGGAGTTAGAGTCTGCGAAGAAACGTGAGCAGTCGCAACAGAATTTTTTAAGTTTCGTCGGCGAGATGTGGTCAGCCTTTATTCATGGTAAACATCACGAGATAATGGCTGAAGCGTTCGAGAAGGTCGCTAGAGGCGATTTAAAGCGTTTAATTATTAATATGCCTCCTAGACACACCAAAAGTGAATTCGCCTCTTATTTGCTCCCTGCGTGGTTTCTAGGGCAATATCCTGATAAGAAGATAATTCAGACTGCCCATACTGCAGAGTTAGCTGTGGGTTTTGGAAGGAAGGTAAGAAACCTAGTTAACAGTAAGGACTATAAAGCTATCTACCCTGATATCAGTTTGCAATCAGATAGTAAGGCTGCCGGACGTTGGAATACCAATAAGGGTGGCGAATACTTTGCAATAGGTGTTGGTGGTGCCGTGACCGGTAAAGGTGCAGACCTATTGATTATTGATGACCCACACTCTGAACAAGAAGGTGCTAGTGGAGATGTTAATGTTTTCAATCGTACCTATGAGTGGTATACCTCAGGACCGAGACAACGTTTACAACCGAATGGCTCTATCATTGTGGTAATGACAAGGTGGCACCAAAGGGATTTGACCGGTCAAGTTGTTGATGCGAGTATTAAACGTGGTGGTGCAGACCAATGGGAAGTTATAGAACTCCCTGCTATCTTGCCCTCAGGTAATCCTTTATGGGAAGAGTTTTGGTCGCTTGATGAATTAACTGCTTTGAAAGCAGAGCTACCTAATAGCAAATGGCAATCACAATACCAACAAGACCCTACCTCCGAAGAGGGAGCTTTGATAAAAAGGGAATGGTGGAAAGTATGGGAAGGTAGAAACCCACCGGATTGTGAGTTTATTATTCAGTCTTGGGATACAGCCTTTATGAAAAATCAAAGAGCTGACTTCTCTGCTTGTACTACTTGGGGTGTTTTTTACAAAGAAGATGATGAAGGTAAGTTTGTACCTAATCTTATTTTGTTAGACGCTTACCAAGAAAGACTAGAGTTTCCTGAGTTGAAACGAAAAGCTCAGGATAAATACAACGAATACAAACCTGATGCTTTCATAGTTGAGGCTAAGGCTGCAGGTATGCCTCTGATATTTGAGCTACGTGCCATAGGTATTCCGGTACAGGAATACACACCTAGCAGAGGCAATGATAAGATTTCAAGAGTAAATGCAGTTTCAGATTTATTTAGTTCTGGTGTAGTATGGTGTCCAGAAACAAGGTGGGGAGAAGAAGTGATAGAACAATTCGCAGGGTTTCCTAATATGGAACATGACGATTTAGTTGATAGCAGTACACAAGCATTACTAAGATTTAGACAAGGTGGGTTTATTCCTTTAGAGAGTGACGAGGAAGATGAGCCTTTAGAACATAATAAAGTCGCAGACTATTACTGAGGTACTAAGTGGCAATAGAAAGAAATACTCCGGCTACTCCTATCGAGGGTACGGACGAACTTCCAGAACAGGAAGAGTTATCAATCTCCATAGATAATCCTGACTCCGTGGCAATAGCTACGGAGGACGGAGGAATGATTATTGATTTCGACCCTGAGTCTGAAAATGTAATTCAATCTGGTTTCAATGCAAACCTTGCAGACTTGATGTCAGAAGATGACTTGAATGTCTTGGGTGGCGATTTGATTTCCCAATATCAAGCAGACAAAGACTCACGTTCTGAATGGGAAGAGACCTATGTAAAAGGCTTAGACCAATTAGGTTTGAAGATTGAAGAAAGGACTACACCTTGGGCAGGAGCCTGTGGAGTATTCCACCCTATGCTTAGTGAAGCAGTAATTAGGTTTCAATCTCAATCTATTGCTGAAATGTTTCCGGCACAAGGACCTGTCAGAACAAAGATTGTTGGAAAGATAACAGAAGATAAAACCAAACAAGCAGGTCGAGTACAAGATTATCTAAACTTCTTGTTGACATATCAGATGTCAGAATACAGGACAGAAACGGAAAAGATGTTGTTCTCCTTGCCACTTGCCGGCTCTGCATTTAGAAAGGTTTATTACGACCCAAACTTAGAAAGACCTGCTTCTTTATTTGTTCCGGCAGAAGATGTTGTAGTTAATTATGGAGCAAGTGATTTAGAAACTTGTCAACGTGCAACCCATGTAATGCACAAGTCTACGAATGAAATAAGAAAGAGTCAGGTAGCAGGATTTTATCGTGACATAGATATACCTGAGCCGTCTGATAATCAATCCGATATACGCAAGAAGTATGACGAGATGACAGGCGAGAGCAATACTTATAACTTTGATGATAGGCATACTCTTTTAGAAATGCAGGTAGACCTTGATTTAAAAGGGTTTGAGGACATGGCTAATGGTGAGATGACCGGAATAGCTTTGCCTTATGTTGTCACTATAGATTATCCAAGTGGAACAATACTTAGTAT